ATCCAATTACAGTTGGAGGTGGAGGATCTGGAGGACCAGGAAGTGGTTCATCTTTTTCAACTATATCGGCAACTGGAGGAGGATCAACTTTTAATCCAGGAGGATCAGGTGGAGGAGCTAACAGAGATTCAAATAATGCTGCGGGAGGATCTGGTAATGCTGGAGGTTATTCACCACCAGAAGGTCAACCAGGAGGAACATCTAACGGAAATGGTTGGAGAGGAGCTGGTGGAGGAGGAGGAGCCGGAGGATCTGGGGGACAGGGTGGTGGAGGTGGACCAGGACCAGAATACGGTGGACCAGGAGGACCTGGAGTAACTACGTCTATAGATGGATCAGCTACTACAAGAGCTGGTGGTGGCGGTGGAGCTACGGCAAATAATAATGGTTATGGACAAGGAGGACCAGGAGGAGGTGGAAGAGGCGGTAGTGAAGCTGCTGCTGCAGTACCTGGAACTGCAAATACTGGTGGTGGAGGTGGTGGAAGTAGAGCAACATCAACTGGTAATGGTGGAAGCGGAATAGTAATTATTAGATACCGATATAAATAATATGGCACATTTTGCAAAAATAAATTTAGAAAATAAAGTTATTGCAGTATTGTATGTAAATGATTCTGATACAATGGAAAATAATGTTGAAAATGAATTAATAGGTCAACAATATTTAGAAAAACACAATAACTGGCCAGCGCATATGTGGATCAAAACATCTTATAATACATTTAAAGATACACATTTAAAAGGTGGTACTCCATTTAGAGGAAATTATGCTGGTATTGGTTTTACATGGGATTCTGTTAATCAAATATTTTGGCCACCTCAACCTTATCCTTCATGGACAAAAGATTTAAATACTGCAAGTTGGGTTTCTCCAGCTGGACCAAAACCAATATTAACTGAAGAATTAATGAATTCAAGTAATGGAGAACCTCATTACGAATGGAATGAGCAAAATCAATCTTGGGATTTAATTATAAATAGTTTAGATTAATCATAAATAATTAATAAATCTTTACTCAAATAGAAGAAAGTAATATAAATTTATTATGATAAATAAGAAAGTATTATCAGAAATTAGTTTATATTATGGAGATATTTTAATGCCAGAAGGTTTTGAAATAGATCAAGAAAAATTAACTAACAATATTTTACAATCTAGTTTTAAGGATAATAAATTAATATTTTCTAGACCATTTGATATGTTAACTACATATATTAGAGAACATATTAATTTATATTATGGTTTAAAATTAAGAGAAAAAGATATATGGGGAAATATTTATAAACCAAATGAATCTGATTTTATTTTACATAATCTAAATTACCCAGAATTAAGAAATTGTGCTGATTATAATTTACTATATGGAGTAAAAACAGAAAATTGTATTATTAAAATACATTATGATGATAATAGAAGGAAAGATAAAGTTTGGGAAATGCCATTAACAACCAATAAATTTATAATGTTTCCAACTATATGTCCCTACAGAATTATTAATGAACAAAAAAATTCTTTAAATTTTATACAAACAATTACTTATGAATTTGTCTAATCATTATTATTATTTTCAAAGCGCACTTACGCCTAGATTTTGTGATGAGTTAATTAAATATGGAATTTCTCAACAAGAACAATTAGCTCTTACTGGAGGTCAGACTGAAAAGATTAATAAAGGAAAAAGTCTATCAGAAGAAGATTTAAAAGATTTAAAAAAGAAAAGAGATTCAAATATTGTATGGCTAAATGATCATTGGATTTATAAAGAAATAACTCCTTACATACATGAAGCAAACAAATTAGCCGGATGGAATTTTGAATGGGATTTTTCTGAAAGTTGTCAATTTACAAAATATAAATTAAATCAATTTTATGATTGGCATTGTGATAGTTGGGAAGCTCCATATATAAATCCAAATAATAAAGATATACATGGGAAAATTAGAAAATTATCTGTTACATGTTCTTTATCAGCACCCGAAGATTATGAAGGTGGTGAATTAGAATTTGATTTCAGAAATATGGATCCTGATAAACCAACTATTAGAAAGTGTGCTGAAATTAAACCAAGAGGAAGTATTGTAGTATTTCCATCTCACGTTTGGCATAGAGTTAAACCAGTAACGAAAGGAACAAGATATTCATTGGTTATTTGGAATTTAGGATATCCTTTTAAATAATTTACAAGAAATAATAAAAGTGATATTGAACATTATTAGAAATAAAAATGAGTTTTAAAAAAAATAAATATATAGTTATTAAAAATGCTATAAATAAAGATCTTGCTCTTTTCATTTATAATTATTTTTTAATGAAAAGACAAGTTGCAAGAACTTTGTTTGATACAAAATATATATCTCCATTTGAAACAATGTTTGGTGGTTGGAATGATGCTCAAGTTCCTAATACTTATTCACATTATGCAGATATTGTAATGGAAACTTTATTACTTAAAGTTCAACCAATCATGGAAAAAGAAACAAAATTAAAACTTAATCCTAATTATTCATATGCAAGGATATATAAAAAAGGAGATGTGTTAAAACGTCATAGAGATAGATTTTCATGTGAGATATCTACCACATTAAATTTAGGTGGAGATCCTTGGCCAATTTATCTTGAATCAAAAAACAAAACAGGAATTAAAATAAATTTAAAACCTGGAGACATGTTAGTATATAAAGGAAGTTTATTAGAACATTGGAGAGAAGAATTTCAAGGAGAAGACTGTTGTCAAGTATTTTTACATTATAATGATATAAAAACTAGTGGGTCTCAAGAAAATATATATGATAAAAGAATTCATTTAGGTCTTCCTTCTTATTTTAAAAGATGAAAAAAGAAATTAATATATTTCCTGTTTTTTCACAGCCAATTTCAATTTTTAAACTAAATAATGATCATGAAAAAATACATAATTTTTTAAAAGAAAAAATAGAATATAAGAAATTAAAAAGTCATAAAGATCATAGTCCATTTATTTCAAAAGAAAATAAATTATTTAATTTATATAAAGATTTAAAAGAATTAAAAGATGAATGTACGAATTCAGTACATATATATTTAAAAGAAATATTAAAATATAATTTTAAATTTAAAATATTAAATTCTTGGTCAACAAAAACACCACCAGAACATTATTCGCATGAGCATTCACATCCACATAGCTTTTTAAGTGCTGTTTATTACCCTTCTTATTCAAAACATTTTAAAATAACATTTTTAAAAAATGACGGTATTGATACTTTTTTTAATCTAGAACCTACAGAATATAATTTATTTAATTCTAAAATATGGACTATTAATCCTGAACTAGGCACATTAATAATATTTCCAAGTACTTTAAAACATAAAATAGAGCCAAATTATGAAAATGAAGATAGATTTTCTTTGGCTTTTTGTGTAAATCCTATTGGAAAGTTTTCTATAGGAATAGATGACGAAATAGAATTTAAATAAAATGAAAATAACAATATTAGGTCGTGGAAATGCAGGTTGTATATCTGCTTTACATTTTTATCATTACAGTAAACTTTTAAATAAAAAAATTGAAATTGAATTAATACATGATAGTAAAATAGATCCAGTTCCTGTAGGACAAGCTACGACATTAGAATTAGCAAGATTTCTTTGGGAAGCAACTGATTATAAAAATTTAAAACATTTTAATTTTACAGAAAAAAGAGGAATATTATATGAGAACTGGGGTAAAAAAAATAAAGAATGGTTTCATGAATTTCCATTTGGAAATTATGCCATTCATTTTAATCCAAAAACATTTCAAGATTATATAGTCAGTAATTTAAAAATAAATTTTATAGAAAAAGATGAAAATGTTATTGATTATAAAAAAATTGATTCTGATTACATAATAGATTGTCGAGGAGCTCCTGATGCAATGGATAAATATAATCCATTAATTAATCCATTAAATCGTGCCTTATTAGCTTCTTTACCAAAAGATGATACTTTAGTTTGGACAAGGACTGTTGCAACACCCGATGGTTGGTGTTTTTGTATTCCTCTTAAAGAAAGAATTTCAGTTGGTTATATTTTTAATAAAGATATTTCTTCCGATGAAAATGCAAAAGATAATTTTATAAATTTATTTAAAATTAAAGAAGTAAATAAAGTTTTTAATTTTAATCAATATATTGCTAAAAATGCAATAATAGATAATAGAGTTTTTTTAAATGGTAATAGATTATTTTTTTTAGAACCATTAGAAGCCACTGCTATGAATGTTTATCAAATGTGGTGTAGATTTATTTGGGATGCAATAATTGATAAAACTTATACATTAGAAAATTCTGAAAAAAGAATAAAAGAATACATATTTAAAGTACAAAATTATATATTATGGCATTATAAATCAGGATCTGTTTATAAAACTAAATTTTGGACTTATGCAAAAAAATTATATGAAAAAAATAAAGATGATTATTTTGAATCAATTATTAAACAATTAGATAATCATACAATGGTACATTTAAAAAATAATCCAGAATTATTTGAATATGCTCAATGGTCTGGATGGAACATAAAAAATTGGTTAGAAAACACTAAATAAACTGTTTTATTAACAATAAAACCATGTATAATGTCTTCTTATGCCTTTACAAAAGATACAATTTAAACCTGGATTTAATAAACAACAAACTGCAACCGGAGCCGAAGGGCAATGGATTGAAGGTGATAATATTAGATTTCGCTACGGAGAACCACAGAAAATAGGTGGTTGGCAACAACTCGTAGATGATACTTTAGCAGGTCCGGTTAGAGATCAACATACTTGGACTGCATTAGATGGTAAAAAATATTCAGCTTTAGGAACATCTAAAATACTTGCAATTTATTATGAACAAGAATTTTTTGATATTACACCTGTTCAAACCACTGTAACAGGCTGTACTTATACTTCTACTACAGGATCAGCAATAGTTACAATTACAAAAACAGGCCATGGATTTCAAACTGGTGATTATTTAATATTTTCTGCAGCGACAACTCCAGGATCTCCTACAACAAGTTTTACATCTGCAGATTTTACAACAAATACATTTGAAGTAAGATCTGTTCCTACTTCTTCTACATTTACACTTACAATGCCGGTAACTGAAACTGGAACAGGTGTTACAGGTGGGGGTAGTTTATCTTTTCAAGCATATGAGACAATTGGTCCAGTTGCACAAAGTCCAGCTTATGGTTGGGGAACTGCAACATGGGGATTTGAAGATTGGGGAGATGAAAGGTCTGTAACAAGTGTTACACTTGCTCCTGGTTCCTGGTCGCTTGATAACTATGGACAGATTCTAGTTGCAACAATTAAAAATGGTAAAACATTTACTTGGGATCCATCTGCAATAAATAGATTAGCAGTAAGAGCAACAGTTGTTACAAACGCTCCAACAGCATCTGTTTGTTCTGTTGTATCAGATAGAGATAGACATTTATTTTTATTCGGAACAGAAACAACGATTGGAGATCCATCTACTCAAGATCCAATGTTTATAAGATTTTCAAATCAAGAAGATATTAATACTTGGAATCCAACGGTGACAAATACTGCAGGAACCTTTAGACTAGATACGGGCAACGAGATTATAGGAGCTGTACAAGGTAAAGATTATGTATTAGTTCTTACAGATCAAGCAGCTTATACGATTCAATTTGTTGGACCTCCATTTACATTTTCAATTAGACAGGTAGGTACAAACTGTGGATGTATTGGACAACACGCAATGATCTATGCACAAGGTGCAGTATTTTGGATGGGATTTGGTGGAGGTTTTTTTGCATTTGATGGAACCGTTAAACAGATACCTTCTTTAGTTGAAGACTATGTATTTACAACGGTTGGAGATAATTTAGGAATTAATTACGATGCAAGTCAAATAGTTTATGCTTACCATAACTCATTATATAATGAAGTTGGATTTAATTATGCACAAGCAACTTCTACTCAAGTAGATAGAAATGTAGTTTACAACTTTGTTGAAAATACTTGGGCTACAGGATCATTAGCAAGAACAACATATCAAGATTCAGGCACATTTAGTTTACCATATGCAACACAGTATAATAGAACTGGAACTCCAACATTTCCAACTATTAATGGTGTAACTAATACTTATGGTTCATCTAAAT